GAGCTGGGCACAGTTTCGGACGAAGCATGCCTCAGATTAACTCCCTTTTTACTGGTCTTACAGATTGGATTTGGCCAGCCAAGTCCGCTGAATCTACTAGAACTCCCGTATCTTACCCACAATACCTTGCTGGTTTGGGCAAAGAATCGGAGGAGCCATTGTATGACGCAGTCGGCGCATCTACCACTGGTGATGCTGGCAGGCCTCATGAGGTTCTTAAAACTTTGACAAATTTTTATTCGTCTTTCAGCGGTTATTTTAACAAATGTTAGTTTACTACTGTTAGGATGTCAGGCGGTCATTAGATCAAATTGCCCCGAACTGAGACTCACAGTCGCTATTATGTGCATAAGTCTTTAAATGGAGTAATGGATTACGATCTTAATCCACTCACCTGCTCGGACGAAGTCAACTTGTCTACTTAGACGGCTTTGAGAAAACTCGCCTCTAAGTATACTCGACCTGTTATGTTTGATTCTTTATCCAAAGACTGGATTCCAGCCGAATACGGATCTAAGAATCTTACTAGCATTCGGCCATTTAGTGGTACCGGCACTGTTCCAGTGGAGTATGCTAAAAACTCCCTCGGAAACATCTGCGCAGCAATCCGCCGCCAGACAGGTGCTATGTCACAATATGACCCTACTACCCTCGCCGAATTCCAGATGTTCGCTCGCAGAGCTTGGACACAACTTGAACCTGAAGTCATTGCTGCTTAAAGAAATTAGCCGATGCGATCAGTTCTCGATTTTCCAGCCCGTTTTCTTCAAGACAAGAATAAGTACCTTTCTTATTTCAATGAGCTTTTGAAGTTTATGAGTGGCGCAGCTTTCATCACCTCTATGTACATTTCTGTTATGATGGTGAAAAGTGGAGAAGTCCATCTGGTACACCCTGAAGACATCGACTATTTCGGTCATTGTTTCGACTCAGCTAGACCTAGGCTAATTTCCGGACCTGCGCGGTCCATTGCCGAAGTCAAAACAGCCATTACTTGGCTAGTATAAGACCCTTTGAAGAAGGCTCTTCCACAGCTTTGTCTTAGCAAGACTTTATAAGAGATTGCCGACAACTTCAGTACTGCTATGCAGCATGTCTTAGTGATCGATGGTTCCGGTTTCGATTCAACTTAGTTTCTAGAGATTTGCGAAGCTACTCAGTCTCCTTTTTGGAAGATGAGTGCTCCATACATCAAAGATTCTTTGCGTGAGACAGGCGTTCCTAGCAATGTGATCGACAAATATTGGTCTAGATTATTGAATGATCTAACCAATTACAAGTGGATATCGTTTTTCCCTTGCCCGAAGATCAATT